TGAGTTAGCAAGACCTAACCAAGTCCATCCCTTTGACACCATTGATGCAGTTACATTGCCAGATTCTGACAAAGGAACCAATTGAGGTCCAAGAACATAAGCTGGAATATCTGCATCATTAAACTTAGAGACATCATCTAGTGATAATTGACCAGAGATAATGTAATCGCCTTGGTCATTTTGAGTACGAATCTTATTAAGAAGATCTAAATTAACTTCTTTATCAACGCCTGCTTTAGTTCCACTCTTTTCAAAGACTTCTTTAGCTCTATTGTAAACAATTTCAGCGTGCTGTCTTTCATCAATACCTTTTGCTGCAAGTTGTGCTTCTTTACGAAAAGATGGGTTCTTTCCCATCCAATCCATAATCTTTTGTATAGCAATAGCCTTGCCTTCTGGTGTGTTACTAAGGTTTGCTACGGCAATAGCACCAAGCCTATCGTTTGCAATGTAGTTAATACGCATAAGCCAAGTGAGCAGTGCTGCTTCATCTTGATTACGTAATGCTCTAGGCTCATAGTTGCGACCTGTTCTTGCGACTCCATACTTTGCAGCCTTTGGCTCATTGATTACAAGGGCTTCGCTGCGAACTCCGTGTGTACGAGTAAAGATAGTGGACCTTGTAATAAAGTCTCCACCAGTAGCAAAGTTACCTGCACCTTCAGAAACCATAGCCAGAGAGTTATCTAAGTTTCCATAGACAAGGTGCTCTGCAAGGATTGCCGCTTCTTCTTCAAACATAGGCTTCATACCTAATGCTTCACGATAACGGTTAACTCGACCAGATGTAAGAGATGTAGCAATAATACGACGTGTCTGTCCTACTGCACCACCTGCTGTAGACGCTTTAAGTGCTTCAATCTCTGCAGCAATAGATTCTTTAGCGACAGGATCTGTCGTAATCTTCATTGCTTCTTTTTTGAGTTTAATCTCATCACGTGCTTTGACAATTGCTTCATCAACGGCTGTAATTTCAGCTTCGAACTTAGCGGCTTCTTTCTTATTAAGAATACGAAGCACTCCACCTAGTGGATTATCTGACCAAGTGCTGGTCTTTCTTGCACCTTCTAAGGCTGTGTTGACACGGGTAGAAAGATAACGACTCTTAGCAAGACCCCAAGGACTTCCACCAATAGCAAGGTGGACCATTAAGTCTTCTGATGCGTTACGAATAGCATAGCGTGGACCAGCAAGAGTTAAGAATGACCAGTATCCAGTCATATTATCTACCCACTGCTTATTAGCTTGACCAAACATCTTGTTGATAAGACCGCTACGTGCTGCTGCTCTATCAATATCTACAAGGCTAGGCGTAGTCATAAAAGGATTATAGTCAGATGGTATTGCACCAAGATCCTGAAAGTCATCAGCAAAGTTTGCTACAGAGAACTTAGCATCACCCTTAGTAACAGTCTGATTGACAATCTTCTGACCGGCTTCTGTAAGGTTTAGGCCACGTGCTTCTGCGATAGTTCCCCAGATGCCTTTGACCATTTCCTTGCGCTTACCAATATCATCTGCTGCTGCTTCAAAAGTTTCTGCAATCATTTTTGAATCGTATTTAGTCATTACAAGACGTGCTAGACGATAGACCTGTGTTGAAGCATCTGCTGCAGTGACATCAAATATGTCATCTTTGAACATAGGAGCAATGTTAAACTTTGACTTAAACTTGTCTAGACGTGCTCCGATGGCTCTGGATGGCAAACGAACAAACTCTTTTAAGTCTTTAGATTGCTTTATCTTTTCGCCAAGAATTGTAGCATCTTCAGTAAGTGTCTTACGGATTCCATCTGTATCTGATAGTTGACCATATAGGTCGTCTATAATTCTAGGAGCAAAACGGTCAATGTTAATAACCTTATCGGCACCAGTAACAATTGCTACACGTGCTTTACGTTGTGCATCCAAACGTGGAAGAATAATGCGCTTGCGACCTACAGATCCTTTTAATAAACCAACAGCTTCTTCTGTGTTTAACAAGAAAGCCTTTGCTGTATTAGCATCTACTACTTCAGCCTTTTGGAATACTCTGATTACTTCTTGACCAAACTCAGGAGCTAATCTTTTAAGATCATCACGGGCTTGTACTAAATCTTTTCCTTTGTTGTTGGACTTTTGCAGTCCAGTATACTTAGCCAAGGCGGTTCCATATTGGTCCCAGAATGCTGTGGCAGTAGGATTAGCAAAGTACTCTGCCACCTTTTCGCCTTTAGTAACAACATCAAGTGAGTACTTGCTTATTACGTAAAGACTGCGCATCTTTGATGCAACTACAAGAGGGTCTGCAAACAAACGAAATGCTGTATCTGCACTGCCAGAGACTAGGCCGTAGGCTAGTCCGTTCTTTTCAAGTGCTTCAGGAAGGATGGCATTAGCCAACTGACGACCTGGTGAAAACTTTGCTCTATCTACTTCTGCAAGAGTGTCATTAAATAATTCACGAGCAGTATCTACGTTAGTAACATTTGGAATAGACTTGTTAAGTGGGTCTGCCAACATAATGTACTTCTGCTGTTCAGGTGTAGCTGTTGCAAATAACTTGCCAACATCTTCGCCAGACTTAATACGCATAGCAATATCTACTGCGTCGCGTCCATACTTTGCCTTAGCATCTTCGATGCGTCCTTCATTAAAAACTTTATCGCCTTTATCGTTTGCTTTATCCCAAGCAAATCCAATTTCTCCTTCAGATAATGGAATAGCAACGGCGCGATAGGCGCGAGTCATTGCATCTGATACCTCAATAGCGCCCTTGAATGCAAGCGTAATTGGATTGTAGCTTGCTGCATAATGCCAAGCAGTTCCAAACCAACCACGAGAAGGCTTAGTAATTGGGTCTTCTGTTCCATACTTTTTAACAAGATCTGCTTGTTGATCTGGAGGCAATTGTGCGTACTTAGCCGCAGCTACCTCTTTAGGAAGGTTAGATAATTCTCTGTGGACAAAGAGAGATTTGACTAAATCGTCAACTTGCTTCTTTGATTGACCCTGAAGGTTTGCTGCAAGAGAGGCTGCTTTGATGTTATCAGCCATTAGTTACCTTGCGCTAGTGCTTCTTGGTACAGGACCGCAATCTCGCCAGTAGTATCGTAAGGCAGCATTGCTGCTAAAGAATCTGAAAGTTTTACTACTGATTTGTTCATCATTAAAGCGCTAGAACCAGGACCTGGACCGCGATCTAAACCTGCAGTAATTGGTCGTGTATCATCTGATAGTGCGTATAATCCTGTTGCTTTTGTTTGCGTTGCAGCTTCGCGTATGCCTGCTCCACTTGCTGGTTTAACGTCACCAGTCTTTGACAGTGGTTCAGCAGATAAAATTTCTTGTGTTTCTTTACCTTCGCCGTATGCTTTTGAACCTAATTCTAAATTATCAGTACGTGTAGAGTACATACCTGGACCTGCTGGTCCTGCCAGTGGATTCATCATACTCACTGTTGGTCCTCCTCTAATCTTTCTAAATCTGCTGTCATATCTTCCCAAGCTCTATTAGTTTGGGTAAGATGATTTGATTGATAAATTGTTAACTCCATTAACTCACCTGTTAAAGTTTCAATAGATGATGCAATGTTGTGTAGAAAGCCTACGCCTACTACAACTAAATCAAGAAAGCGCACTGGACGAGGAACATAATTGTCATCTTTCATCGCCCAGTACACCCTCCGTTAAAAAGTTATTATCCCTTTTTGACTGCGTTTCCGCGTCGTCCTGCTGGCATCATTGATGGTACTACCTTGCCTGGTCCTGCTGGCTTGGAGGTATCCTTCTTGCCTTCGACGGCCTTTGACATTGGTGCTGCTGCACGTGATCCTTTGTTCATATTACACCTCCTCTGATTATGCTGCGCCGGTGATACCAGCTAGTAGTTGGGCTATATCGGGTTTTTGACCAGCAGCAGGGGCCTGACCAGCTTGTTCTTGTGGAGGTTGCTGCGAGGCAGGAGCGGGGGCCGCACCTGCTGCTGGAAGCTGTTGCTCCATACCTGGTGCCATAGGTGGCATCTGCTGGGCTGGAGGTGGTTCTGGTGTAAATGCTTTTTCAATAACTGATTCTAATGACTGTCCCTTTTGACGACCTTGGATAACAGATGCGATACGTGAGATAATCTCACTAGGGTCTTGGCCTTGCGCTGCAAGGGCTGGAATTGCTTGAGCATACTGAGCAACAGCCACCCGCAGAGAATCGCGCATTTCTTCGATATCAACACGTTGTTCCTCCTGCGTAACATTTAAGTCCATTGGAATCTCACGACGTACATAGTCACGAGATACGAGCTTGTCTGAACGCATTTGTAGTAAAGCAATGATGGCACGGTTAGGGTCCATACCAGACATAATTCCGTAACGTACATCTACGTTGTACTCACCCTTGATGTCACGAGATGGTGTGTACTTGAGAACGTAAGGTGTTCCGTCATCTGTTCCCTTGATGGTCTTTGGAATACCACCAAATACTTTCTCATCTGCTTCAAAACATACTGAGATAAGTTCCTGGAACATACGAGCAAACTGTGCTTGTGCTGCCTTGATCTGTGTATCAAAGCCAGCTTGTAAGGCTTGTACACCGCGACCAGTAACTACTGATGCGTCAATGTTACCTGAACGAGATTCAGGATAACGAGCACCAAGGCGTAGTTCACGCTCTAGAACACCTGATTCTGCAAAAATGCCAGGTGGCAGGTCTAATGCAACACGGCGAATACCTTGTGGATTGGCAGAGCGCATAATGGAATCTGGTCCAAGAGCCAACTCTTGCACATCCTGTGGGATAGCAATAGGTGCTTGGATAGATTTCTCTGCGGCTTGAATCTGTAGGATTGCAAAGCGAGCACGGGCAAGCTGAACTGATAGAACATCATCAAACTGTCCACGTGCTTCACCATCAAGGGAGGCACGCATAATGACAGATGCCATTGGTTTACCTAAGATGTTTGGCGTACGTGATAGAACTAAGTTCTTGCGCTCTGGTAAGTAGAGCAGGTCTTGTTCTTTGTCGTGATACTTGACCATTGAGATATAAGGAGAAGAAAGGCCATACTGGTTTCGACCTAAGATTAAATCGTAAAACTCTGGGTACTGCGCCCCTAGCGTCTCTGCATCGGTAACGATGACCTGAGTAACAGATAAGACGCGACCATAACGATCTAACTCTGGGTAAGTACCGAATGGGTTAAGCATACGGATACGAGGATTGTTGTCATCGTAATCCATCTCAACCATACCGATACCAAGACCGTAGGTGTTATACCAGTCTGCTGCTGTGTACATCTGCAGTTGTAGGTCAGAGTTTGTTACATAAAAGTTTGCAATACGAGTTCTAGTATCTGCTGCCTTGCGTGCTGCATCTGAAACCATATTAGTTGCTGAGCAATTAAGAGATGGCAACGGTGCCATTGCTTCTGCTAAGTCACGTGCTGCTACGTCAATAAAGTTTGCAACCAGAGGCTTTGGGTATTCCTCTGAAAACATTGCAGGGTATACCTTAGAGATATCACCCTGACGCACTGAGAGCACATCACGCATACGTTGATCTCGCGCTGATGAGCGAGTACGTAAGCGTGCTAGCTTAGCGTCTACTTCTTTGACTGATAACAATGTGGGTTCCTTACTTATTTTCCTAAAGTTTTGCGGCGAATGATATTTGATCCACGGGCCAATGTACGTTGACGGTCTAAAATTCTACGGGCTTGCATTTGTTCTTTTTCTTTAACAGATAGTTTTGCCGCACCTTTGGGTAAAGTAAAAATAGTATCCTTTGGTAATTTGTTGTACTTTCTTCCTTCAGCAAGTGTTAATGGTTTCTTGCCAGAGTTTACAAGTACTTTATTTGGTTCGTAATTACCTACTCCTTGTGGTTTAACTTTTGTCTTTTTTGCCTTAACTACAGGCTTTTTTGCTGCAGCCATTGTTATCTCCTTGTATTAGATGAACGTGCGGTCTTTCTCAGCGAGCAGTTCATCTATGTTGATAACTGTTCGTTTGCCTACCTCGTGTCGAGATAGGAAAGGGTTTTTCATATGGTGGGTCTTGTGCATACCTTGGTTGAGCATCTCACGTGCTCTAATCTCACAGAACCACAGAGCCATCACCATATCGGTCTTGCCTTTAGTGGTAGGTGACCACGTAATCAATTGCTCAATGAGCGCCTTAACGTTTTCAGTTTGATCTGAAGGTAAGTGAATAAGGTTATCGCGGTGGTGCTTGCCATCGAATTGCTTGGTGCCGAACAAAGTTGACATTGATGCAACACCAAAGCCTGAGTCCCACTTGTTGGTACCAGTATGGTGTTCCCGCAGTAGCACTCCTCGGCTAGCCAAGTTTGCACGGATACCTTCATCCTGAGTTAAGAAAGATTGAAATGCGTTCTTCTCTACAATCCACTCACTAGGTGAGTAGAGGGTAGTCCAGTCAAAGATTAGCTGACGGATTGCAGCAGGCGTTGGCCTAGTAATTTTAATAGCATCAACGATATAGCGTTTATGTGTAGCCCTATCAACAGCGTAACAAACGACGGCTGTATCACCAACCATAGCGGGATCAAGACCACAAATAAAAGAAAAGCCGTTGACATCACGCGGATGGCCTGGGTTACCAGGAACCAAACGACCTGCTTTACGCATACCATCTATAGAGCCTCGCACACATACTGGGTCAAAGATGGCATCATCTGAGATATCTTGTTGTTGATACACCAAAGCCCAGGTGCTTGCATCCATAGCTTGGCGTTCGTTGTAAAGGTTGCGACCATTCCATCTAGGATACAGGCCCTCTTCATCTTTATCAGATTCCATCTGACCATCAAAGGGAGCATCACTAGCTGGCCAGAGGGTTTCCCACTTGTCGGGGTCATTGTCTGTAGAAAGCAGAGCCGGCATTGCAAGGTAAGTCCAAGGCACTAGCCCGCCTGGGTAGCGATCTTCGGAGCGTAGTTCCTTGTATAAATCTACTGCAGATACTCGCGTACCAATAATAATCAATTTACCAGTAGGGTTCAAACGAGAGCGCACGTCCTGGGTAAGCCATCTAATTTGCTTCTCAAACTCGTTGGCGTTCTTTAAGGTTACTGCGTCATCTACGATAATCATATCGGCACGCTTACCGTAGATCTGACCCCCGATACCAACGGCTTCGATGTTCGGGTCCTTTTCAGATGACTCACGTAGCTCATCACCAAAGGTGACACGGGTAGCCTGCCACGAGGCTGACTTAGAGTTAAACCCTACGCCAGCAGCGTAAGCCTGTTGGAGTGCTTCATAATTTGGATGAGTCAGGCGTTGCTTGATGGCGTAGAGAAAGTCTGCAGCTAACTGCTGCGTTTGAGATACGATGAGTACTCTAAAGTTAGGGTTTTGACACACCTGCCAAGTGACGTAATCAATGGTCACAGTCATAGACTTGGCGTGGTTGGGCGGAATGTTAAGAAGGATTCTGTTATTAGCCAGACCCTTTTCAAACTTCATACTAGGATGTAGCCAGCCAGGTTCGCGGCCTTCTATTACATCAATCAAGTTCTGCTGGTGTGGGAAGGTGCGGGAGTGTAGGTACTTCTGGCGAAAGTCTGGAAAGCTCAGGTCGTGTACATCAGATGCTGCAAAGGACTTATCCTTCAGCCCTAGGCGTGTTCTATCAACCTTGTCTGTAAAGATCTTGTCAGTTCTGCGGTAGTACTCGTAGGTCTTGATTGATTTGCCGGCGGAGGTACAGGCGGCTTCAATGGTCATACCCTCTGCTACAGCACCAAGGATAATTCTCTTGGCTATGTCTGCACTATTGTCAGCCACGTGATCTCCTAAAATTATGGGGGACGGGCCGGAATCGGATTACATCTTTACTAGTCGAGGGTGATTTTTCTACTGGTAAATAGACCTATCCCCACTAAAAGTACTGGGCAGTTCGGGCTTAGCGCCCGAGGGAGCTACAGCGAACTGAGGGGTAAGACTTAACTCGGCCTAGGGGCCTCGCTAGAGGCCATACCGTTACTGCTCAGGGCTTTTCCTATTAAAACCCCTTACTATATATAAGGCAGGAAATTTAACGCATTTCCCGTTTTACAGATGTGAGGTGTATCACAGTATATATAACCGCAGGTCAGAGCTATATTATGGGATCTCACTTTAGGAAATATATTTTGTTGGGGAGTACCGCCCGCCCCCGCCTGCAATTCAACAAGGGGGGGTCACCGTTACGGCCTAAACCCTAACCGTATGGCTAAGGGTTAGACACTTACGGGCTAGATGTCTAGGGTGTTAGTAAAGAGATAGGGGCGGACTGCCCTATCGGCTAGCCTCGAACACTTGTTCGCCTTCATTCAATATGCTCCAGCTCTACCAACCGAACACCCGTTCGACCAGTCAGCGACCACGAACAAGGTAGACATTCTGCCCCTGTTATGTCTACCCAGTTCAATCGCCCTAAGTTACTAGGCAGTAACATAACCCCTCGAACTGGTTGAAAGTTCAACTATCTAGCCCCATAAATCGTTACCAAAACGTTACCAAAAAAACCCCGAATGAGCTTGCCTTCTGCATAGCTCAGCCCTAATATACGTATATCAATCAATCTTTGATTGAATTAACCTAAGAGGAGCAAAAAAGAATGTACTCACAAGCGATAGTAAACTATAAAGGCAAGAGCTTCAAAGTGTATCAGGACTTCGCAGGACTAGACATAATTCATCTAAACGGCGAGATTGACTTCGAGCTAGCCACTGAACTATTCAACAAGATTTACGACATCTACTCAATCAAGGGTTTTGAAGTAGCTATCGAATCACTGAAGGGAAGCAACTAAGATGACACGCAAAGACTATGTACTAATTGCAGACGTAATCAAGAACCTAGACGAGGTAATTGACTCGTACGCCTTGGAGGTTTTGGCCGATAATATGGCCGACGCCTTGGAATCAGATAACCCACGTTTTAACCGCCACCGCTTTTTGGTTGCTTGTGGTGTTTATGATTCAATTATAGCCGACGTTCTCGCAACTACTGGCAAGGAGGCCAAGTAATGAGCACCTACTACGTGGCAAACGAGAACGGCGACTGGTGGACGATTGACACCGAGAGCACCGCAGGGCAGACCTTGTTCATCATCGAGGCGGGAGAGTTGGCCAAGCTGACCGACACCACCGACCTCGACGGCTTGGAGCGCCATATCAGGGCGCACGGCACGGCGCAAGATGTGGAGGTGGAGTAATGAAAGCTCTTACCTGTGCGACCTGTTGCGAGGAGATGACTCTTCCAACTTCTAAGTTCTACGGCAACGGCGTGGCCGATAGATGCCCCTACACATTGAGAAAGTGTAAGTTCTGTTGCCAGTGTGGAGGACACTAGACCGAAACGCCGAGAGGCGTCCAGCCGTGATGCGGTTGCTGACGAGGTCAGAACTACGAAAGGGTGAAAGATGATTCAATATAAGGGTTACACAATAGAAGAGGGCGAAGGGGTTAGTGGTGTGAAGATATACCGCGCTCTCCGCAATCCTAACCACGCAATTGCAAGCAACCAATCGCTGGCCAAGATTGTGGCCATAATTGACAAGGCAGAAGAGGGGAACAAGTAATGAAAACGTATCAGGATTACATCAAGGCACTGGAAGAGGCTGATGCAGAGTTCTCCGAGATAGCCAAGGAGGAGGAGGATAACGACTACGGCGACGCGATGCAGTCAATTGAAAGAGCAGAAGCAGACGGCTTTGCACAAGGTCTACGAGCTAGCAAAGAGTTATTAGATATGTTAATCAAAGAGCGCGAGCAGTGGGAAGGGTACGCGGGAGCTCTTGAAGAGCGTCTTGATTGTGCCGAAACTGATTATGAAGACCTCAAAGCAGAGTGCTTTGAAGATGATGAGGTAATTGAGGATAGCGAATAATGACCACAATGCACTTAGGAGACTGCCAAAACGGGTGCGATATATGCGCCAAGAACTACCACGAAGGGCAGAACGTCTGCGATACGTGCGAGAGGGAGGTCGCATAAGTTGATCAAAAAACGCCCTTACACCGAGCAGTCGGCGCAGGTTCACGACCTAGTAAGGGTCCGGGAAGGGCGGGCGAATGCCCCGTGTATCTCAGTTAAGGGTGAAAGATGACAACCACAATGGAAGACTTACGCCGACTAGTTGGCGTACTAGAGAAGCTGGTGGAACCGCTAATGGAGGGCGAGGTAGTAGAAGATGCGCCCTATGAGTCAATGAAACGTCCACATATAGTGCTTCAGGAGGGCAGTAGAACCTACGGGCGAGCCTTCCGCGTCCACTTCAGTGGAGGCAGTAAGTACGGCTCAGGACACTGGGAGCCACGTGGTTTCAGTGATTATCTAGGAGGCACTAAGGCCGAGGCAGAGCAGAGCCTCCGCAAACTCATAGCTGGTATTTATACTGGCCTAATGATTGCAGAGAAGACTAAGGAGGAGGGCAAGTGAGCGCAGACTGCATAAGCGAAGAGGTGGCTTTCATACCTTGCCTATATCATCACGACATTATCACGGCTAAATGCCTGCTGGCATACTGTGCCGAATGTGGCAAAGACATCATTCGAGATTGTGAAAGAGAGGCGAGCTGATGAACCTTGCAGAGATTGACACGTTGCAAGAGCTGAGAGAATGGGTGAAGGAGAATATGCCTAACGCCCTAGTAGTTGATTGTGATGATGAGGTAGTAATTCAGACTGGCTTAGTCTCCACAATGGGAGGCTATCTACACGAGAAAGAGGCAGAAGATGAATAGCATCACCAAGCGAGGCTGGTACGTGCTCGGATTACTCACGGCGTTAGCCGTGTGGGGATTGTGGCAGGTGGCAACTAACCTGTGGTATGTAGGAGAGGGCGGGCAATTCCTCGGTTACTGCTGGGGATCGATGCAAGAATGTCTAAAAGGAGAGGTAGCATAATGATTGAGCACATCTTTGTAATCAAGTACACAAACGAGAATGGCTGGGAGTGGGATACAGATACCGAGTCAGCTAAGTTTGATGACGGCACTATCTATGACACCGAGAAAGAGAAGTGGCTCCCTGCTCACGAGGGAGAAGGTGTGTATGTAGATAATGATGACGAAGTAGGAGAGAAAATGGGAGCGATGCTTCAAATTATGAATGAAAGCGGGGCTATGTAATGGGATACGAACCACCACTAAATGACCCTGATTTTTATGAGGACGAGGCTGAAGAGCTCAGCCCTGAGTTTGACACACTAGAAGAGTTAGAGGGGGAGAACTGATGAAGTACTGTAAAGAATGTGATAGCGAGGAGTTGTATCCTATGGACACAGACGACCACGAATGCAAGTGTGGTGCTATGTATTGTGGCAGTTGTGATGCAGAATATAGCAAAGAAGGAGAACTACTATCAGGAGGGGCTATAAAATGAACGAAGAGTACCTATCAGCCAAGGCGAACCTATGCCTTAATCAAGCTGAGAAAGATCTAAAGGAGAAGGAGATAGCCAAGGCTATCAAGAACCTAGAGCGGGCTAACTCAGCACTGTATCGTCTAGGTCTAGTGAGAGAGGGTGAGGCTGATGAGTAATGTAATATCTTTTCACCCAAAGAAATCTCCACTTATCCTGTTGTATGAGGTAGTAGACGAGGACGGGGTAGCCGAATGGGGAGGGGAGAACGCTGAGCATTGTATGCAGTGGCTCAGCCTTGCCCCTACTGGCTCTCGTGTGCTGGTATCAGGCTGGGACAGTGACGAAGAGGACGCCCACCTAGTGGGTCAGCCCTTGGATATTACTGACATCATTAAGGCAGCCAGCCTATGAGCCTAGCATTAGGTCTGATACTAGTGGTGCTGGTGGCATATGTTCTTATAGTGTGGGAGGATAAGCTCAATGACCCAACCGACAAAGAGTAAAAGTGTGCTTACCTATCGCACCTACCGTAAGGCTAGAGACAGGGCATTGATCCGCTTGTCTCATTTATATCCCGACACATACAAGCAACTGCTTGCGATTGAGAGGAAGTTCGATGAGAAAGAGGGCAAAGATTGGACTGGTATTGACGGCTTCGCTAACCTTAGCGTTGGTACTCATACCAGAGCGAACGGCACACCACCCTTTGGAGATCCCGCAGATGCAGGCGAGGACGAAGGCAACTATGGAGGAGAAGCGTGAGAACAAGGCACTTATCATTAGTTACCTCAACGCACTCGGTTACAACAACAGTCAGGTCAAATGTGGACTCACCCTTTGGACCCGTGAGAGCCGGCTTGACCACTTGGCAGACAACAAACGATCCAGTGCTTACGGAATTGCTCAGCTCCTTAGAGAGAGAAGTAGCGACCCTAGTATCCAAATCCTGCACGGTATTAGATACGTTGAACACCGTTACTCAGGAAGTTTCTGCCGTGCTCTCCAACATAGCAATAGACGAGGCTGGTACTGATGACAAAGGGTAGATTCTTTTATCTTTGGCTCAACATAGGAGTTAAAGCTGGTTGGGTAAGCTGGCCATATTGTGCAACGCACGACGGGAACTACGAGTATATGACTGATGAAGAGAGAGAAGAGTGGGACGAGGGTAATGATCCGTGCCACGTTGCTATCTCCGTGCTAGCTGAGTAAGACTTGCTGGGTTACGCACCCTTTCCCAGCATAATAAGAACCCTATCGCTAACCTTTCGGCGGTAGGGTTCTTGCTTTACCCACCAGTAGTATAGAAACCTTTACCCTTGAAGGTGATAGCCGGTGAATCCCATACACGGCTCATAGTTTCGTGGCACTCAAAGCACATAGGAGTAGATGCCTCCTCGTGGATAGAACGCTCAACCGATATGGTTGCACTGCACTTGCCGCACTTGTAGTCATAGATCATAACTGCACTGCCTCCTCAATAGGTAAATAACCTACTAACTTATCAACCTTACCTACCTTATCAAACTCAGTAGTAACTGGCAGGTAATGCACATACCAGACCGGCTCTGCTAAATCCATTAAGTCAAAGGAGTAGATACCAAGTGGAGTAGAGTTGATGTAGTAGGGAACAAGGTCACGCTCTGCAGCTTGGGTGATGAGCTTGCGATACTTCATCTCTTCAATGAGCAAGGTGTCATAGTGCCTAGCCCTGCACTTTAATTCTATGTAGTGACCTGCTTGCCTAGAGATGCAGTCATAGGAATCATAGATGCCCTCACTCTTTACTAGGTCAGGGTATAAACCCTCGCGCAAGAAAGTAAATAATAGTTCCTCGTTCATTGCCCATTAGCAATCCCGCTATGTCCATCCCAGCCTTGTCTTTTATGGATAGAACTATTCTTAGAGTGACGCTCAAGTATTGTCTCTAATTGTCTTTCAGTGTCGGCTGAAATAGAAACGCCACAAATACATTTGAAGGTATATGTCATTGCCAAGGACTAATCCCGCCAAGATTATCCTGCAACCTACGAAGAGACTTATCACATCTGCGATCTGCAGTAGAGATAGCGCACTCTAGTACCTGTGCTATCTGTTGCAGAGTAAAGCCCTCGTGGTGGCGCATACGTAAGAGAGCCTGGTCATCTTGTTCTAGTTGAAGAAAGCCCTTCTTGATATCAATGAGGTTAGCCAGTAGGTTGCCACCTTCTGCCGGAGATGATGAACCTTTAGGTTGCCCATCGTTAATCATCTCTTGTGCCTGCTCTAATACTGTGCCATCTATGATAGATGCAATGACAAAGGGAAGTAATTGACCAAGAGTTGCTGACTCATAGTAAGCCTCATCATTAGTCTGATAGCCAGACTTAGATGCCTTCTCCTTGCGTGCATAGCGCTCAGCTACACGTCTCATCTGCCACGCTATGCGTTGCTCGTTGTGCCTGCGTCGCTCCTCGATTGGCTCCATTAAATCTTCAGTATGATCTGCAGCCCTTGTCATAGCCCAAGCCATTAGTTCTTGCTTGATGTCATCCTTTTCCACGTGCTTGTTATACCTACGATGGATAGTGTTAGCCACGCTAGGCACGAGGTCATATATTACTGGATGTAGTTCACTCACAGTCGGGTAGCACCTGATCTATAGTGTGTTGGATGTTGAGTAGTTTGATAGCAAGGAAGTCTATGTAGTTACTAGCATCGGCCAGCTCTTCAATGAGTTCTCTAATAGTATCTGATGTAGTAAAGGACTCAAACTTCTGGCCTTGTGCTATAGCGTACTGACTATGGCCCACACCTTTGACTCGGTTAGCACGAAGTGATGCAAAGGATTCAATGAAGGATGTTAAGTCCTCAGTTGATACACCCACTGCACGATAGCCAGTAACTGCAGCGTGATCTACTAACGGGTTGGTTGTGGGCGTATGAGTATGAGTTGTGTTGCTCTGTCCTGCTGCAAGATGTGAAAGCCCATATGCTGCAAAGTCTGTAGCATTATGACCCACTCGTTCTCTGTCATTGTCATACATTCGACTCCCCTATCAGTAACTTCCGTGTCGCATCAATACCATTAGCCAAGTAATAATCATTGATGTCCATACCTGGTGGTAGTGTAACGATTTGTGAGTTCATTACCTCATTCGCCACACGCTTAGCAAACTCAGCTCCAGGGTTAGAGCCATCCTCCTTCACATCATTATCGCCAACAACATAGATAGTTTCATACCCCGCAAATAGCTTGGGAAAGTGGTTCTTCCACGCTGCAACACCTGGTACTCCTACTGCTGGTATACCTAGTTCACCACTAGTAACGATGGCATCTAACTCACCTTCACATACTACGATGTATGGTGAATCAATAGTGATATCACATACGTTAAACAGGTGTGCCTTCTGCCCAGTAGGTGAACCATACTTAGGCTTGGCATCATCTAATCGTCTAAACTTAAAGCCAACACAACCACCGGAAGCGGTGATGTATGGGATAGATAGCCAACCCTGATACATCTCGTGACCATTGATTGGTTTGGTAATACTTCCTAACTGAAAGCGTGCAGCTACTTCTTCAGAGATCCCACGTGCGTTTAGCGCGGCCAGTGCTTCTTGACTTATTGCCTGAGCGTATTGTTGCGCCGCTTCCAGTAGCAATTTCGACTGCACGTTTAAGGCCATCGTTAAACTCCAAGTTCTCTAGGATGCACACTAGGTTAGCTGCATTGCCACCCTTACCGCAGGTATGGCAGAAATATAAATTGTCATAAGTATTGATAACTGCTGAGCGTCTACTATCACTATGTAAACAGCAACGAACCGAAGCACTCTTGCCTTCACGTACCTCACCTCCATAGTGGGAAACAATTGCTCCTATGGGGATTGAGTTTGCATCAACGGCACCTTTATACCGTCCCGCTTTACGTACCCTGGACCAGTCTTGTGCTGACATACACACCCCTTATCATCACACTTATCGTGCCATTGAGCTGAACGCTTGTAGTGAGTAAGAGTGTTCTCTTCTCCTGCCTTACGACAGTTCTGGCAAATCATCTTCTACCTCTTCGACTACTGGTTCTACTGGTACTAGTATCTCTGTTGTTGTTATTTCTCCACCTGGTACTGGCATTACTGTTTCTCCTTTAACCATTGTGCTAGGTCTTGAATGACCCAGGCTTGATCTATTGAAGCGTTGCGACGCTTAACTATTACATATGACAGAGGAACTTCCCCAAGACCTCTAGCCTTAGAGTAGTTAAGCGCCTCAACTTGTGCTTCTCTCCAGAACTCAGGCAGCGAAAGGGTTGCCCTGTTCTTGAGTTCAAGGATGTAAGTTTCTCCCGCGATAACAGTAACGATGTCGCCCTCATCCTTTGCCCCAGCTTTAGACAAACGCTCTGCCATAACTCCGGCCTTGCGGAGCCACTTCATTACATCTGTCTCGAACTGAGAACCTTTAGTCTTGTTGTACTGACTCATCTACCAGTACAACCTTGTTGATTTTATAGATGATATTACCTTCTTCATCTTTAACTAATTCCACAATACCAGATTGCAATAGAGCACCAACGAAGTTGGTCAGGTCTACCTTGAGTGCATCAACTTCTGCACGTAACCCATCTGCCTTGAGATTATCTCTGTACTTATTTGTTAACTGTCCTTCAGACATTGTAGCCTCCTTGGTATCCTGCGATTGTATCTTTGCGTAACATCCAACCAAACTCGTTCTGATCTGATATCTGTACTGCTGCATAGTTTACCAGTAGCTGTGCGTATTTACTGCCGTCTGCAGTATGTGCGCCAAAGCGATTCTTTACTGGTGCAACCTTGAGTATTCCTTGTGTCGGGTCATAGCCCAGTGTAAGTATCAGTGCAGGTAACTGACTGACCTTTCCGTGGATTGCTCTGCGATGAGGTGGGTTTGATGGTGACCCATACTCTGACTGTTCTGATACGTGATGGAGTACTAGGACACAGGCCTCAGTCTTGCGTGCCATATCGTGTAGCTCCATCATAATTGCTCTTAGTCCAGCCCACTCGTTGTCTGTCTCAGCAGTTATGTTCATCAAGTTATCAATGACAATCAACTCAGGTGGCTGTCCGAAGAGTTCAACGTAGGCCCTTATCTCCAACTCCAAATCGTCAATGTTTGGAGATGAATCAAAGACCCACTTGATGTGTGAAAGTTTGTCTAAATGTGCATTGTAGTACTGGCTATTGTCTGAAAGGTTTGCCTCAACTGTCACTTGTGAGTGACCAGATAGATGCGATACAGACCTCATCATTACTGTTGTTGTGTCAGTGTCTGCAGAAAAGAAAAGCGTAGGCACTTTGGCTTTGATTGCATAGATCAGAGCGAACATAGATTTACCGGCGTTAGGTGCAGCAGCTACCATACATACCTGGCCTCTGCGAAACTTAATACCTTCTGCTTTTAATCCATCCCACACGTCTGGTAATGGTGTTGCTTTGGTAAGCACACCACTCCAAGCGCGGGAAAGATTAAGCACTCTTCCAGTCCTTTACTCTAATGTTGCTTCGTGTACGTAACAAGGTGCGTTCGTATTCTGTTAACCCACCCCAGATACCAAAGCGTTCATTCTTAATACCCCATTGAGCGCACTCAGTTTTGTGGATACAACTCCGACAGATTGACTTTGCATAACTAGGATCTAGTAACTTACGGTTTTCTGGGTCATCTCTTTCTGGAAACCAGAAGTCTCCACCAATCTCTGCACATAGCGGGTTCTCGTATTCACGAGGCTCCCGCACTTGTTATCTAACCCAGATAGTGTCGCACTTGTCTACTGCACCCTTTGGTGCAGCACACATATAGCCCTTCCAAGGTCCCTTAGCTGATGTACCTGAACGGAAGGCCATCTCTCCGTGTCGGCAGGCGTGTGCCTGTCCATTAGATTGAACTGCTACTGGTTGTACTGGATTTGTAGATTGTGGTTCATTAAACTGTGCAGCAACTGATGAAGCAGTAGGTGCTGATGCACCACCAAGCAACTCTCTACCTGTTGTTTTGATTAGAGTAGATACCATTGCTAGATCTGTTAGACCAACCTCTAGGTCTTTGACATCCTTTGCGTAAAGATTGATGAGTGTTCCATCAGGCAACTTATAGTTGACCTGGAACTTAGTTCCTTCTACTGACATTTACTTACCTCCACTTTGTTTTACAGATAAGCGATGACTCTCAGCGCCTATCTTCTTAGGGACATACCCTAAAAGTTTCTCTACTTCTTCACTATCAACAGTCTCGCGCCCTCTGACAGTGCTCCAACTTACTTCGATACCAGAGTTAGTAACTCCTAGTAATCCTTCAAAGGTTGCCTTCAAAGAATCTTGTTCTTTCTCTAGCTCTTTAATCTGTAATGCTAACTGTAAATACATCAGTGCATTCCTGTCAATATCAGGATCTGCAATGACTACATCAGTCACTGGTGTACGTTCTTTTTTTAGACCAACGCATCCCATCTGCCCACTTGCGTCATAGAATTGGCAATAGCTTTGACAGAAAGAACTATCTTTTTCAGGTGCTGGTGCCTCTGCTGCTTCTTTAACAGCCGCTAGCCAACCGAGTGCCTCTAGTGCAATGGACTCATTGTAGTCTTCGGTATGAACCTTGACATCTCTTTCGTCCCCGTCCCTGGCAATTGCTACCAGTGACACTCGGTTGACCGCATAGCCGTTGTTAGCTAGGAGGTAGCCGTAAAGCTGTACTTGCCACCGTTGCTGTGTTGATGGAAAGTAAGAAAGGTTCCGGACCTTGCTTGTCTTCCAGTCAATGACATCACCAGTACCAGGTACAAAGCAATCAATGTGTGCTTTCATTCCATTGTATTCAGCTTCAACTTCTACTAATACATCTGGATTATCTGCTAATGCTCTTTCAATTTCTGCGTGGATAGCAGTACCCATAATCGCTGCAAGTTTTAATTCGTTATCGTTAGTTTCAGGTTGGTCATTAAGGCGATACCAAACCTTACGTCGGCAACCACCTACCTCTGATGGACCAATCTGTACTTGTGTAGAACGTGAACGCTTAGCATCTCCTGCACGTAGCGCAGTAAGTAATAGTTCTTTAGGATCAGTAACGCTCACTTCTTGTACTTCCAATCTACCCATAAATCAAATGCTCTGGCGATTAACATTCCAACCATTAGACCAACAAGAAATGTGGTCATACTTTCAATGCTCCAGATTCTTGTGCATCATTGTATAGCTTGTAAGCAAGTCTGCACGCTAGCCAACCTTGTTGATGCCAGTACTGTGCAGCGTACTCTTCTGTCATATGAATGTATTTAACTTGATCTTCCATAGCTCCTCCTAGAACCGTTCTTGTACCACCAACTGTAAAGGCTTACCAGTGTTAGCGTCAAGGACCGAAGCAATCTCTACGGCTCTACGGGCGTGTCTCTTTGAATAGGCTAGGTCCATATCAGGTTTGACAATTGAATACAGGTAGCCAAGAGCAAGCTGGCCCCCAGAACCAATGCCATACGCTCCGTGATTTGCTTGGAAAAAAGAGAGATCACAAGCAATACGAAAGATATTACCGTTAAAAGCAATGAGATAATCGAAGCCATCATCTTTGTCCACCTTGTTGTAGTCGTAGTTGTTGTCAGCAAATGCTTGAATAATACTGGGTATAACTTTCTTTCCCATAAACTGCGCTGGCTCTTCACCTTTATAGAGTGGTGGCTTCCAGTTGTAGGAAAGAATATCACCTGGCCTAGTATCACCTGATAAACCAATGAGATACTTACCCACCTCAACTATCTTTGGCGTACTAGTGGCTAGAGTTACTAGGTTATCTTCTGTGATCTGTGAGTCAGCTACTAGGACCGCGTAATCAATACCTTCAAGTGCCGCGATAGTTGTCATACTAGAGAGCCTACCAGTCAACGGCGTGTCGCTACTAGGCGACACCCTACTAGTGGCTACAATATGAGCCGTGAGGCGAATTAAACAGGCAGGCGCCCTCAAGGGGCGCACCGACAGTAACCGTACAGTAACCCTACGGTTCCGTCTACCAACCCTGCCATCGTTTAGATGGCGCAGGTATGCCCTTCCTGAGCCTTTCGGGGCCGATTTAAGACAGTTAGGACCCATCCACGTATGTACTTGTGGGTGTCAGGTCTTTAACGTCTTAGCCAGCTTTGAAGATTATGAACTAGTCTGGTAC